ATGGTTCCGGAAACTCTGAAACCACACGAGACTGGAAATCCCGAGTCCCGAATAATAATCCATCAAACAAGAGTGCATGTGGAGAGAGATGCGAAGTATTCGAACGCTGGTATACCATTGACCATATGTTTCGAGATTATGAATAATGTCGATTAAGACAACACGAGAACCTAAGTTAGAGATTAGACTTGTTATAAAAAATAAGAAGAAATGGAATCAGTTCAAAAGCTCACCCATATAGAACACATTCTCAAGAGACCTGACTCGTATGTCGGTCCAGTCGACTTGAACGTCGAACCCTACTGGACCCTCAATGATGAAAAGTTTGAAAAGACAAACTTGAAATATTCCCCAGCTCTCTTGAAAATCTTTGATGAAATCCTCGTCAATGCGATTGATCGCAACTCAATGCACCCTAAGCATGTTACATCCATCTCCATCGATGTTGATAAGGTCAGTGGTTCAGTGACTGTTCAAAACAATGGCCCAATTGGTGGTGTTGGTGTTCGTATGCATGAAAAGGAGGGTCTATGGAACCCAGAACTTACATTTGGACATCTCCTCACGAGTACCAACTATGACGACTCCAAGAAGCGTGTTGTGGGTGGACGTAATGGTTATGGTGCTAAGCTGACGAATATTTACTCGTCTCAGTTTTCCATAATCATCAAAGACCATGAGACTAAGCAAATGTACACACAAAAATGGTCCGACAATATGACTGTCTGTGAACCACCAAAAATAAAAAAACATTCTGGATCGACTTCATCTGTTTCTATTACATTCGTACCGGATTGGAAAAGGTTTGGGATGACAAAGATGGACTTTACGATCTATAAGATTTTTCAAAAACGAGTCTGGGATGCCAATATTTGTACCACAGCAAATTGTAAGGTCAAGTTCAACGGAGATGTTCTCCCCAAACAAAGTTTTGAAATGTATGCCAAAATGCACAGTGGTGTCGAGAATGTCACATCTGTCACGGGAGACCGTTGGTCCGTGTGTATCGGTCCCTCTGAGACTGGTCTGGAACAAGTATCTTTCGTTAATGGTATCTGTACCACAAAGGGTGGAACTCATGTAGACCACGTGGCATCCCTGGTTGCATCCGGTGTCATCGAGGAGATGGCCAAGAAGATCAAACTTAAACCTCAACAAGTGAAGAACACTTTCACTATCTTTGTGAAGGCCACCCTTGAGAATCCTTCATTCTCGAGTCAGGTAAAGTCTGAATGTACCCTAAAAGCTCAGGATTTTGGTTCCAAGTTTGAGATGCCTAAAACATTCGTTAAAAATGTCCTAAAAACGGGTATTTCTGATGAGCTCACAGCGCTCTCAAAGTTCAAGGAGATGAAAGAACTCGCCAAGACCGATGGAGGTGCACGAAAGTCTAAGATTACTGGTATCCCAAAACTTGATGATGCAAACAAAGCTGGAACAGCTCAATCCAAAAAGTGCACCCTTATCGTCACAGAGGGTGATTCGGCTAAGACCCTCGCCGTCGCTGGACTATCCGTTGTTGGTAGAGACCACTACGGTGTGTTTCCACTTCGTGGTAAATGTAAGAATGTCCGCGATGCCTCTGTGGCACAGCTTACCGGGAACCAGGAATTCAATGACCTCAAGAAGATCCTTGGTCTCCAACAAGGTAAGGAGTACAAGGATGTATCCGAGCTTCGCTATGGTCGTCTCATGATCATGACAGACGCGGATAACGACGGTTCACATATCAAGGGTCTAATTCTCAACATGATTGACTATTTTTGGCCCAGTCTCCTCAAGTTGGGATTCGTGGTATCGATGGTCACCCCGATTATCAAGGCTTCTAGGGGTAACCAAACCAAGTCATTCTATACAGATTCTAAATTCAGGACCTGGTATGGAAATGGACAACCCGGGTGGCGCATCAAGTATTACAAGGGTCTCGGTACCTCAACCTCGAAGGAAGCGCGTGAGTATTTCAAGCAAATTGAAGATCTCACAGTCAAGTTTGATACAGATGTGATGTCTGATAAATCTATTACTTTGGCTTTTGACAAGAAAAAGGCTGATGATCGAAAGACGTGGCTTCTTGAAAGCACCGCAAAAGACCCCAAAGAGCTAGAGGTTCCTTATGGTAATGTGAAACAGCTGAACATCACCGACTTTGTTCACAAGGACCTTGTAAATTTCAGTCTCGCAGATCTCAAACGTTCGATCGCACACGTTTGTGATGGACTCAAACCATCCCAACGAAAGGTTATGTATTCTTGTTTTCAAAAGAATTTGACTGCTGAGATGAAGGTGGCACAATTGGCCGCCTTTGTAGCTGAGAAGAGTGCCTATCACCACGGTGAAGTATCTCTCGCTGATACAATCGTAAAATTGGCGAATGATTATACGGGCTCCAACAATATCAATCTCCTCGAACCATGTGGTCAGTTTGGAACACGACTTATGGGTGGTAAGGATGCTTCTCAGACGAGGTACATTTTCACACGATTGACATCTGAAGCTCGTAAGCTTTTCGATCCCAAGGATGATGCGATTCTCAATTATTTGGATGATGATGGACGGTCTATTGAACCAGACTTTTACATGCCTACTCTACCCATGATATTGGTCAATGGAAGTGAGGGTATCGGTACAGGATTCAGCTGCTATGTACCCCCATTTAACCCCAAAGACATTCGTGACAATATCATGAATGTATTGAATGGAAAAGAAATTCAAAAAATGAAACCTTGGTTCAGGGGTTTCAAGGGTAAAGTCATGGAACAGGATGACGATTCATGGGTGACCCAAGGTGTATGGAGTAGTATTGGGAGGACGGTTAAGGTGACCGAACTCCCCCCGGGACGCTGGACCCAAGATTACAAAGAACACCTCGATACCCTCGTTGAAAAGAAAATCATCAGTGGTTTCACAAATAACAGTACAACTGAGAATGTGGATTTTCTCATCCAAGATTACAATGGTTCAGATGCCGTTAAGGATCTCAAACTTCAAAAGACTTTCCGAACCTCGAACATGCACTTGTTCCACCCCACCAAGGGTATTCACAAATATAATACACCGGAGGAGATCCTAATGGACTTTATCACCCTTCGTCGCGACTATTATGATAAGAGGAAAGAGTATCTGATCAAGGTTCTTGAGGCTAAATCTAAGATGTGTGATTACAAGTCTCGCTTTGTGTCTATGGTCATCAACGGTGAAATTGTAGTGTTCCGTCGTAAAAAGAAGGAACTCGAAGAACAACTTTCACAGACATTCCCACTCATTAGTGGAAGTTATGATTATCTACTGAACATTAGGACTGTTCAATACACAGATGAGAGTGTTTGTGAACTTCTCAAAGAATCCGAACAGGCGAAAATGGAACTCAAGGTATTAACCTCGACAGCCCCATCGACTATGTGGAAGAATGATATTAAAAATATATAGACAATAGGTAAGTATGGGTGAAGCTGCAAAGATTTCTCTCAAGGCTATTGGAAAGCAGGATACGTATCTTCTTTCCAAAGACCCGGATGATTCGTTCTTTAATTATAAAGAACTCTTGAGACATTCAGAGTTTAGAAAGTATCACAGAAGTCGGAACGTGGTCAATCCCGGGCAGGTACCCAAATGGCCTTTCGGTCAAACACTAAAGGTCGAATTCAACCCGACAAACATGGGAGATCTTTTAAGTAATATGTGGTTGAGTATCACTATGCCCGGTATCACAGATGGTAACTATGCCGATCAATTAGGAAGACATATTCTCAAGAGTGTCACTATGTTTGTAGATGAAATAGAAGTTGAAAAATTACATGATGATTGGGGTATCATTTACGATGATCTTTATTTAGAAATGTCTGAAAAGGTAGCAAATAGAGCACTTGTTAATAGAAACCTCGGTTTTGATAAATCGGTCGGTAATAGTATTTTCGCTCGTCAAAGTGCAGATCTAGTCGTACCTCTACATTTCTTCTTCTCTCGAAAATATTCGAGTGATGAACACTCTACAAATAAACCAAATAGACCATACTTCCCAATTTGCGCTATTCATAAACAGAAGATTACCTTTGAACTCGAGTTTTATAACCAAGAATTCTACACAAATACAACCGATACACTTGAACTGCAATCATTTAATTTAGTGACGGAAGAAATTACATTAAGTGGTCAAGAACGACAGTATTTTGCTTCTCGTCCATTAACCATGATCAATGATGTCGTGAAGAAACACCCAACCAGCGTGAGTGAACTCAATAAAGACATTATAAAAAATAACCTCGTACCAAATATCCCTGTGAAATGTTTACATTGGTTCTTGAGGAATACAAAGTTTGAGAATGCTGCAAGAAGTATAGGTGACGAACCCCTTATTTTGGGTAGTATCATAGATGGTACCGCGGGTGAAGATAAATTTGGTAGGGCTGTATCCATTTCTGGGAATGGAACACGTGTGGCTATAGGTGGTTCTCTAAACGACGCAGCTACTGGAGTTCCTACAGCTAACAGGGGTCATGTAAAGATTTATGAGTATAACGCAACCACAAAAGCTTGGGTACAATTGGGATCTGATATCGTGGGTACTACCGATTTAGATCAACTTGGATTCTCTGTATCTCTTTCCAATGATGGATCTCGGGTAGCTATCGGTTGCCCACATAGTGCGTCTGATAAGGGTCACGTTGAAAT